ATTATAACATATTTTAAAAAGATAGTAGGCCATTCATTAAGATTGTTTACAAAATTAGTATTTATCGTATTAGTGTACATTGGAAACTTAATATTGATAGTTAGCAAGCTTGATGATATTCTATTTATAAGAATTATTTATATTGGTTTTATGGAGGTGACAAAATGTTTATAACTATTTATAATGATTGTAGTGAGCAAGAGTTTATAAATTCAGTTCGTATAAATGGGTTGCTTGAACACAATATGAAAAAAACAAACGGTAAATTAAAAGTACCAAATATGGGGTTTACGAATATAGCACGCAATGAAAAGGGAGTTATTGTAGGCGGTGTATCAGGATCTACTTATCTCTCCTCCTTAGAAATAGAGGTTCTTTGGGTACAGGAGGCTTATAGGGGACAAAAAATAGCATCGCGTTTATTGGAAGTAATTGAGCATCAGGCAAAAGATGCTGGGTGTCAGATTGTTCATCTGACAACATATTCTTTTCAAGCTCCACTTTTTTATCAAAAACAAGGATATGTTATTTGTGGAGAAGTCAACGGTTTTCCCGATGATATTAGACTATATACATTAAAGAAACAGTTATAATTTATAGCAGAGATTATGAGCATAATGTAAAGCCAATAACATTGATTATGTAAAGAAAACTACTAACTATCATTAATTGAGTTAGTAGTTTTTTTATGCAACAAAACTGATATTTTCATGAGGAGGGTACAGATTGAGAAAATCATCAAAAGAGCTCCGGAATCAGTATGTGCAAGCGCAGAGGATCACCACGGCAGAGGCTGCTATAGCAGTAAAGGCGCCGCCTGCCATGACCTTCTCATCGCGGATGCCGGCTTATACATATACAAGCTTATGCCCGGATCCGAAACTGAGGGAGGCGCCGGATAAAAGAAAGAAGGTAGATTGTGAAACTAAAAGATAAACAGAAAGTTGTTGTCCAGGTTTATACTGGCAGGAAGTTTGGGACCGTGATCGGAAGTAGTGAGGGCCTTATCGGGATCCTGCTAGACAACGGCGAATACATAGACGTTCCGCAGGAGCGGGTAAGGATTGTATCAGTGGAGGTTGAGGTGGAGAAGACAAGAGCCATATCAAATAACAAGAAATGTTTGTGTTGTGGCAAGTTATATCCTTCTGATACTGATCAGGAAAGGTGTACTTGTGAGCGGGAAGGGTGGTTGTTCGCAGTTGGGACATGGCACCAGCCGAAGGTAGGAGGCGGAACTGGTGGCAACTAAAAAACTGTATACGATATATGACAATGGACAGTCGATAGGGGAATACAGTTCTCTGGAAGCTGCGGAGCTGTTACACCTGCCATGTGCCACTATTTCATCTTACGCGAGTTCAGGAGCCAAGGCATTAGGACGGTATACCTTTGTGGTTGCCAGTGAACTGGTATTTTGCACAGATCCATTATTCGCAGAGTGGGACAAAGTAAGAAAGCAGATATTGACGACAGGGAGGTGAAAGAGTGAATAAAGAAACAGCAGATCAGTTAGCAAGGACGGCAGCGCTTGAGGCTGTAAAAGAATTTGAGAAGTCCCAGAAAAAAAATAGACGGGTAAAGGTATTCCAGAATGCCAAGAAGCTGATGGAGAACTATAACCGGATTTGCCAGAGTGTCCAGGAGGGCGTGTCGGAGCTGTCGGACGTGGACGATGGGGAAGAGTTGGAGGAGTTATCGGCAGAGGATATTTACATAAACAGCATCATAAAAAGCAAGCTCCGGAGCATTGTCATGATCGCGCATATTGACAAGTGCCTGAAGCTTCTAGAGGAGGAGATGGTCAGGAAAGAGACACCATGGAAGTATGACGCTTTTAAATATTCTTATTTGGACGGGCAGACTCAGGAAGACATTGCCGAAAGGCTTAATACTACAGATAGGACAGTAAGACGATGGATTTCAGAACTGACAGGAATTTTAAGTATTTATCTGTTTGGTGCAGATGCAATTGTACTGGATTAGGGGACTTGACAAGTGGTGTCAAATCGCTGTCCTTGTATAGTCCATATAAGGGAATTATAATGATAGTATCCAAAATTAGATAGATTTGGAAAGAAAGACAGAGGAGGAAAAAATTATGGAAAATAGATATTGTTTACAGATGGTGAGTTGTGGTGATGGTTGTTGCGGCACTGGAAATGGGGGTACACCTGCAGAAAACGTATATTCTACAGAAGAGACCGTATGCGGAAAATGGATTGATGGAAAGCCGATTTATCGGAAGGTGATTACTGGGACGCTTGCTAACGAAAGCGGCAATGGATTTGTGTTTGCAAATGTTTCCGATCTTAAGATTGATCGGGTAATCAATCTGTATGGTAACATGATTCAAAATAATGGCGAAGTTCAAGTCATGTTACAAACATCTTTTGGATCGTTTGGTGCGGTAAGTATGTATTACGGTATTAAAACTGGTAATATTTCCTACTATTTTTTAAACAACAATGGACAATATTCAGGCTGCACAGCCTATGTAGTTATCGAATACATAAAGAAATAATCACCCTACGGCTGCCAGGTGTAACAGCTTGGCAGCTGATTGATTCCTGATTTTCTCCTTTTTGAAAACGCCTGTCTTGGTAAATGCCTTGATGGGTGTTTTCTTTTGGTAAATTTTGGTGTATGATAAAAGAAAAGGGGGAGAGTGTTATGCATACAAAAAAGACGTGTTTTATAATTACGCCGATATCGAATAAAGACAGTGATATAAGAAAAGAAGTTGAAAGTATTATTGACAATGCTATTATTCCGGCGCTAGATGAAAATTTTGATGTAAAAGTGGCGCACAGAGAATCTAACCTAGGTTCAATTAGCAATAAGATAATCGAAAGGATTTATGAATCAGAATTAATTATCACAAATCTTACAGGGTTAAATACAAATGTCATGTATGAGTTAGGTATAGCTCATGCATTATGCAAGCCAGTTATAATGATTGCTGAAGCAGGGACAAAATTACCATTTGATATCACTGCTGAAAACACACTCTTTTTTTCAAGAGGTCCTTCGGGTATTATGGAGATAGAAGAAGGGATAAAGGAGATAGAATCTAGAATAGATTACGAGAAGGCTTCTCACAGCCCGGTATATTCTGCTTTAAGAGCAAACGTTTTGGAAAAAAAGTTACAGGAAACCAGTTTTGACATTAAAAATGACTTATTTTCGTTTTGGGAATCAACCATTAGGAGGCTTGAAATAAAAATTGACGGATTAAAAACCAACATTAAAGAAACGAAAGAATCTCCTTTGCATAAAAAAGTGGTTGGTTGGCAAGAAGATGAGATAAGCTGGGTTTATTTTGATAGAGCTGGTGAGATGAAAACTAAAGTTTGGGAAAAAAGCGGTGATCATTGGTTTTATCTTGGCGCTGATGGACATATTGCAAAAGACCAATTAATTGAGCATGAAAAAAACATATACTATGTCGATGAGAACGGAGCGATGGTTCAAGATAGGCACATTATAAAAGACGGAAAAAGCATGTATTTTGGTGAAGATGGAAAACTATCCAAATAATCCACAGAGGCGGCCAACCCCGTCTCTTTTTTAATACCCAAAACAAACGAATGAGAAAAGGCAGCCTAATTAGCTGCCTCATCTCTGCATAGTTCGTCAAGGGTAACACCCAGGGCGTCAGCAAGTTTAATGGCAGTATCTACCTTGCACCGGTCGAAACGTTCAATATCTTCTATGGTGCGCTGTGGAACGCCAGACAGTTCGGATAAGGCCCGGATACTTAGGTTGTTGTTATTACGTATTTGTTTTAATCTCATTTTCGTTTCCTCCAAGCAAGTATGGTAACTACAGCATCAACGCCTAATAGGATAAATATGATGATGTCGAGCACGCCAAGGTTGTCAAAATCAACAAGCTTTAGTACGATAAATACAATTAGTAGTGTGGTAAGATTGTTTTTACAGTCTTTCATATATGCGGGTGTTGTGATATAATACAAATACCTCTAGGAGGCGGGGAACTTTCGTTCCCCTATGTACTTACCGTTTATCTTTGTTGTCAGGTTCAGTGAGCTTGCTGGCGATTTGAACTGCTAACCAGATGATGGTAAGTACTTTTATTATATCATCTAACACTTTTTCAACTCCTTTCCTTTAATGTAATTTAATTATACCACGTCATAACGTGGAAGTCAAGCGAAACATGCAGATTTTATCAGGAATTTCAAGCATCCGTCAGTCGTGGCAGGTGCTTTTTCTTTACAAAAATGATTGAGAGGTGGTGATGATGGGTGAAGTCAGAGCATCGAATAATGAGCTTGCTTTGATTGACTATCAAGCAGGCATGAAGTACAAGGAGATTGCCGAAAAGTATGGTGTCACCATTAACACCGTGAAGTCCTGGAAAACCAGGTATAAATGGTCCAAGGATAATGAAAAAGGTGTGCAAACAAAAAGTAAAGAGGTATGCAAACAAAGAGGTGGTCAGCCGGGGAACCAAAATGCTGCAGGTCATGGAGCGCCGGTGGGAAATAAGAATGCTGTAAAAACAGGAGAGTTTGAGGCTCTCTTTTTTGATGTCTTGGAAGAGGACGAGAGGCAGCTTATAAGCATGGTTCAGTTAGACAAGGAACAACTTCTCCTTCAAGAAATCCAGCTTCTTACGGTCCGGGAGCGGCGAATGCTGAAACGGATTGAGGATCTGAAGGACACGGCTGCCAATCAAAAAGAAGATAAGGCCGTGGGCATGACTGCTGTCAAATTTAAGTCCAGCACAGAAGAGGACTCAGTGGAATACATCGGGATCTTTAGTCAGATCCAAGCCATAGAAGACGCTCTCACCCGTGTCCAGGCCCGGAAACAGAAGGCCATTGATTCCCTTCACAGGTACGGCTTTGATGATGCTCGTCAGGAACTGGAAATCATTAAGGTGGAACTGGAGATCATGAAGCAGGACAATCCAGATCAAGAGATAGAGGAAGATGGCTTTATTGATGCCATGAATGCCATAGCTACTGATGTATGGGGTGATGTAGATGATTGATATAAAAGGTCGGCTTAAATCCTTAAAATATAGAATTAGTAGAATGAAGCAGGGGCGAGGTATTGCTTCTAAGCTTCAAATATTCGAATTTCAACCTTTTTCCGATAAACAGAAAAAAGTCCTTACGTGGTGGTGTGATGGCTCTTCGGTAAAAGATAAAGAGGGCATTATTGCAGATGGGGCCATACGATCAGGCAAGACGGTTTCTATGTCTTTATCCTTTGTTATGTGGGCCATGCACCGGTTCAACGGACAAAACTTTGGCATGTGTGGTAAGACAGTCGGATCTTTCCGGCGTAATGTATTATTCTGGTTAAAGCTGATGCTCAAAAGTCGCGGATACAAGGTAAAGGATCGAAGGTCTGATAACCTGATTGAGATATCAAAGAATGGTGTTACAAACTATTTCTATATCTTTGGAGGTAAAGATGAAGGCAGTCAGGACTTAGTACAAGGTATCACACTGGCTGGAGTGTTCTTCGATGAAGTGGCTCTCATGCCTGAAAGCTTCGTCAATCAGGCCACAGGCAGATGCTCCGTTACTGGGTCTAAGTATTGGTTTAACTGTAACCCGGACGGACCGTATCACTGGTTTAAAACAAACTGGATTGATGAAGCGAAGAAAAAGAATCTGATTGTCCTTCATTTTACCATGGAAGATAACTTAAGCCTGTCTGAGAAGATCAAGGCCAGATACCGGAGCATGTACACCGGGGTTTTCTATAAGCGCTACATTCTGGGCTTATGGGCCATGGCAGAAGGGATCATCTATGATATGTTCGATGTGGACCGGCATGTCAAGAAGGTGATTGATTTCGCCCGGTTGCTGATTGATGGCGGTCGATATGTGAGCATTGACTATGGTACTCAGAATGCTATGGTATTTCTCCTCTGGAATAAAGGCATAGACAAGAAATGGTACTGTACCCGGGAGTATTATTACTCTGGCCGAGATAAGGGAAAGCAGAAAGCGGATTCACAGTATGCTGATGATTTAGAAAAGTGGCTGGAAGGAACGCCAGTAAAGGCAATCATCGTGGACCCTTCGGCAGCTTCATTCATTACGGAGCTTAACAACCGTGGATACAAGACAATGAAAGCGGACAACGATGTGGAAGATGGGATCCGGCTGGTTTCCACGCTCCTAAATACTGAAAAGATAGTTTTCAGTCAGTCCTGTATCATTACCATAAAAGAGTTTGCCTCCTACATCTGGGACCCCAAGGCAGGGGATCGTGGAGAGGATAAACCGATAAAGCAACATGACCATGCAATGGACGCGGTAAGATACTTCTGCTATACAATACTCAATAAAAAGACAATTAAAATCCGCAGTAAATCTGCTTACGGATTCCAATAGAAAGAAGGTGATAACTATGTACATCTACACAATGCCACGAGAATCATGGGACGAACTGAATCCGGATAAACAGGCGATCCGCACGTTGATTGTAAAACATCGTAAGGAAGCTTCCAGGCTTAGAAAGCTCATGAAATACTATGAAGGGCAGCACAAAATCTTAACAGAAAGCCGTAAAACAAAGCTGGTATGTAATCATGCAAAGGATATTGCAGATACAGCCAGCTCTTATTTTATCGGAAACACGGTATCCTATAAAAGCAAAGCAGATATTACGGCTATAACTGATGCATTTGAACAGGCTGGGGCCGATGAAGCCGATGGAGACAATGGCCTGGATCTTTCTGTATACGGAAGAACCTATGAATATATTTACCCCGAGGAAGGGGAGACGGATCTTACTATAAAGAGTCTGTCACCAGAAAACACTTTCATGGTCTATGATGACACCATTGAGCAGAAAGAGCTTTTCGCGGTCTATTATTATGCAAGGAAGGACGACTCCGACAAAAAGAGAACTATATACGTTGCCACAGTTCTGACCGATCATTATAAATATGTCTTGAATATTGAGGACAACACCGGCCCTCAGGGGCTTATTGAAGATCCGGAACCTCATTTCTTTGAGGAAATACCAGTGGTGGAGTACTTAAACAATAAGCTGGCAATCGGAGATTATGAGCTTCAGATCCCATTGATTGATGCTTACAATGCTCTGATGTCAGATCGTATCACGGATAAAGAACAGTTTATTGATGCCATTCTTGCCATTTATGGGGCTATGCTTGGGGATCCTGATGCAAAGGACGAGGACGGCAAGACAGGCAAGGAAAAGATTAAAGAAGATAAGGTTCTGGAGCTTCCTTCAGATGCCAAGGCAGAATACCTGACCCGTACCTTTGACGAATCAGGGGTAGAGATCCTTAAAAAGGCTATTGAGCAGGATATTCATAAGTTCTCCCACATCCCATGTATGACAGATGAAAACTTTGGAGGAAATATTTCTGGTGTGGCTATGGAGTTTAAGCTCCTTGGAATGGAGAATATCACAAAGATCAAGACCCGGTATTATAAAAAAGGCCTTCGCAAGCGTCTTCGCCTGTTTGCCAGCTGGTTGCAGAAAAGCAAAGCCGTGAATGTAGACATTTCTGGAGTTACGCCGACTTTTACACGGGCACTACCTAGAAACCTCTTGGAAATCAGCCAGATCGTTTCAAATCTATGGGGAAAGGTAAGCAAGAAAACTCTCCTCTCACAGGTTCCATTCATTGATAATTTGGAAGATGAGCTGAAGGCAGTGGAGAAGGAGGCAGAGGAGGCAGTGAAACAGCAGAAGGAGATCTTTGGCTTGGGAAGCAATACGCCGCCTGAAGAGGAGGGATATACGACCAAGAAGAAAAAGGCCGGCGATGTAGATGAGTAATTTATCCTACTGGGAGAAACGCAAAGCCTGGGAAATGTTCCAGTACATGGAGCAGGCCGAAAAGACAGCTGATGAAATTTCTAAGTTGTACTTAAAAGGCTCCCGGTACTTAAGCCTTGAACTGGATGAGATATTCGAGCGGTATCAAAAGAAACACAAACTATCAGAGATAGACGCTTACCGGCTTTTAAATTCCATGAAGGATAAGACCTCCCTTGATGAATTGAAGGCTGCATTAAAATCAGGGAGTAGTGATAAGAGAAAAGCTGAGAACCTGGCCGAACTGGAAAGTCCGGCATATCAGGCAAGGCTGGAACGCTTGCAGCAGCTTCAGAACCAGCTTGACCTGACCATGCAAAACGTCTATCAGCAGGAAATGGTAAGGAGTACCAGCCATTACGTGGATCTTGCCAATGAAGCATATTATCGGTCCATTTTTGATATTCAGCAGCGCATCGGTTTAGATTTTGGATTCAACCTGATACCCCCCAAAGTTATTGACCGGGTGATTAACAGCAAATGGTCTGGAGCTAATTATTCTACAAGGATATGGTATAATACCAACGCTCTCGCCCAGGATTTGAAAGAAGAGTTACTTCTCAGTCTGATCACGGGCAGAACGGACCGGGAAACCGCTGATATCATAGCAAACAAGTTCGCCACTGGATCCAGTCAGGCGAGGAGACTTGTAAGGACAGAGAGCTGCAATCTTGCAAACCAGATGGAAATGGCCTCTTATGAGGAATGCGGGATTGAGTATTACCGTTTTGTGGCTACACTGGACTTAAGAACTTCCTCTATATGCCGGAATCTTGACGGTGAGCGGTTTAAAGTATCAGAACAGCAACCTGGACTTAACTGTCCGCCTATGCACCCATGGTGCCGTTCTACTACCATTTGTGATATTGGTAGCGAAGAACTGGCTCAGATGAAGCGCAGGGCCAGAGATCCGTTCACAGGCAAAACAAACACGTTTCCGGCTGATATGACCTATGAGCAATGGTATAAAAGGAATGTTCAGGGCAAGCCAGAAGCAGAACTGAATGAGAAGATGATTAGGAACCGGTCCGGAGATAGGCGGCAGCTCGAAAGGTATAAGGAAGTTCTTGGGGAAGATTCTCCCGAAACGCTAGATTCTTTCCGAAAGATGAAGTATACTGATGATGAGAAGTGGAATGTTCTACAACAGAAAATTTATAACAAAAAGAAAGTAGAACAATTTGTTGAAAGGCTAAACCGTAATGAGGTTAATTTAAATCTAAAAAAAGTAAAGCAGCAAGAACATGTTCGGGGAACAAAAAAGTGGAATCAGAGAGTAATAGAATCTGTGAAGCAAGGGAGAACTCTTCCTGATATGTTTTATAGTAATGAATCAATTGAGAAGCTTGTTGAAAAATATAAGGGGACAGGATTAATACAGTTTAGAAGGAATCAGGATTATCCGATTGAGTATGTAACTGCTGACCATTTTGTAGGAAAATACTTTAATTCGGGTACAGGAAAGTATGAAGAAACAAAGCGGTTTGCAATTCGGTATTCTTCTAAGGGAGTCCATTTACACCCGGTAAAGGAGGTCTAAACTATGTCATACATACCAAATATGCCACCAAAATTGAATGCCATTTTTTTGCTGGGTAGTGATAAAAAATATGCCTCTGTGCTATTGAAAGATGGAAGAACTATTCAGTGTATTGGAGATTGTTATTGCTATATAGGTGATGACAATGACGAAGATGCTGACATTTTAGCATTAAATGTACTATACAAAGGCCTGGATACTGGGGAGATCCTTACTGAGGATGATATTGAAAGTGTAATAGGATTATAGATGCCACTGGTTGAAATTATCAGTGGTATTTTTATGTCTTAACTTGATAGAAAGGAGGCTGTCAATGACACACCTTTGTTTAACAGCTCTTATTATTGCTGTCATATATAATCTCACCAAAGTGGTGATAAAAAAGATGGAATTGTCTTATATGGACAGGAAGAACCAGAAAGAAGGCAGGTATATGAATTAAGGAGGTGGTCCGAGTCTCCCTCTGGGCGGCGGGGTGAAGCCTCCTACTGAAAGATATAGCTATCAAGCACGCAGGAATCCCCTGGGTGTTATTTTTATGTTTAAGCAACGGTCCGGGCAGAGAACGGAGCGGGGCAGAAAGGATAGAGAGATGAGAAATAAGAGTTTAAACCCTATGAATTTACATTTCTTCGGTTACGACGGTGCTGGCACAGGAGAAGGTGATGGCGGCGGAATAAGTGAGCCGGGGAATGGTGACGAAAAAGGCGGAACTGGCGAAGGTGGAAAAGGCGCTAACGGTTCAGGAACCGGAGAAGGCCAGGAGACGCCAAAGACAAAAACCTTTGATGATATTTTGAAAGAAGGGAACTTCCAAGCGGAATTTGACCGCAGGGTGCAGAAAGCCCTTGGAACTGCTAAAGATAAGTGGTCTGCCTTGATAGATGATAAGCTTTCCGAAGCTGAGAAGCTCTCCAAGATGAACAAAGAAGAAAAGGCCGAGTACTTACGCCAGAAGCAGGAAAAAGATCTTCAGGAACGGGAAGCAACCATTACCCGGCGTGAGCTTATGGCAGAGGCAAAGAATACTCTTGCAGAAAAGAGACTGCCCGTAAGCCTTGCAGAGGTGTTAAATTACGCCGATGCGGATTCGTGTAGCAACTCCATAGCTGCTGTTGAGAAAGCCTTTCAGGAGGCAGTGCAGATGGCAGTAGAAGAGAAATTAAAAGGCGGTAAGCCGCCTAAAAAAGCACCATCACAGGAAGATGCAGTTCTGGCAGAACAAGTCGAAGCGCTGATGATGGGGAATGTATAAGAAAGGATGAAGAAAAATTATGGCAATTAACACATTAGCAACAGCAACATTATTTCAGAACACCCTAGATAAGGTAGCAATTCAGGAAGCTGTTACCGGTTGGATGGATTCCAATGCAGGACAGGTAATTTACAATGGAGGAGCAGAGGTAAAGATCCCTAAGATGACTGTACAGGGCATGGGAGACTATGACCGTGACAACGGGTATCAGCAGGGCGGAGTTACCTTAGAGTACGAAACCCGTAAAATGACACAGGACAGAGGTCGTAAGTTCCAGCTTGACCCGATTGACATTAATGAAAACAATTTTGTTACTACAGCCGCCGCAGTGATGGGAGAGTTCCAGCGCATGTATGTCGTACCTGAGATTGATGCATACCGTATTTCGAAGATTGCAAGTGAGACGATCACGGCCAACAAAGCTGGAATGGTTTCTTACGGGTATACGCCAGGCGCTACCGGAACATCTGCACTCCGCAAGGCCAAAGAAGGTATTAAGGCGATCCGCGAATTATACAATGGTCCGCTGGTAATCCATGCTACTCCAGATTTCATCATGGAATTAGAGATGGAGTTATCCGGAAAGATTATCAACACCACATTTTCCAAGGGCGGCATTGAGACAGCAGTTCCTTCTGTAGATGGTGTTCCGATCATTTCCACACCTTCCAACAGAATGTACACAACGATCACGATCAATGATGGCAAAACCCCGGGGCAGGAAGCCGGTGGATATGCAAAGGGTGCGACGGCAAAAAACATTAACTTCATGGTGCTGCCCCGTACAACTCCTATCGCAATCACAAAGCAGGACATTATGAGAATCTTTGATCCGACCATCAACCAGAAGCTCAATGCGTGGCAGATGGACTACAGGCGTTTCCATGACATCTGGGTACTGGACAATAAACTTGACAGCATCTATCTGAGTATTAAAGATGAGGATTAAGGGGGCAGAGCATGAGACTGGTAAAGGGAAATGTAGAACGAATTGCGGAAAGTGAAGCCGTAATTGCTAAACTTAAAAGTGAAGGGTTTGAACCTCTGGAAAAAGAACTGGAGGATCAGGAAGAGGCTGAAAAGAAATCAATTGCTGAGATGAAAGTTGATGAACTTAAAACCCTTGCAAAAGAAAGAGGCATTCACGGTGCAAGCTCACTGACAAAAGATGAATTGCTGGAAGTCTTAAAGGGGTGATCTATTGGACGAAATGGAAAAGTTACAGTTGCTTACTGGGGAGAGTAATACAGCATTGCTCTCCCTTCTGCTTGAAGATGCGAAGGACTTTGTCCTTTCCTATACCAACCGGACAGAGCTGCATTCAACGTTACAGAAAACCGTCCGTGATCTGGCAGTGATTGCCTTAAACCGTATGGGAACTGAAGGAGAAGCAGGCCGCAGCGAGGGCGGGGAAAGTTACAGCTTTGAAAATGCCCCAAAGCATATTTATGATGTGCTGGACCGGTACCGGCTGGCGAGAATAGGAGGTAGAACCTATGAGACTAAAAAGGAACCGCCTGAAACAGTACCACCACAGGACGGCAGTGCAGGCTAAAGATAACGAGGGTAATTCATACACGGAATACGGAGAGGCAAAGCCCGTTACAGCTGAAATCTGGCCCGCAGGAGGGAAGCTCCAGGCGGAGATATACGGTCAGAAGCTTTCCTATATCCGAAACTGCCGATTGGACGGGGAATACAAGACGCAGACTGATGAAAAGGGCCGTGTTAGCTATCTGTCCGGTACAAAGCTAATCCGTGAGGGTGACGGAATTTGTCTTGACGTTCCCGGAGAATCGGATCCGGATTATAAAATCATTGCGATTCGTCCATACCGGTACCTTTATATGGAATTGGAGAAACTGTAATGGCAGGTGGTGTAAAAGGGCTTGATAAGCTCATGAAGAAGTACAACAGCCTGTCCAGTAGTGTTACTGGCCCTGGTCTGGAAAGAGCCGTAGGAGCTTCCATAAAGATGGTACAGGGCGAAGCAAAGCTTTTGTGTCCGGTCAATGACGGAGAATTGCGGCAGAGCATTAAAACAGCGGTAGAATTGCAGGAAGATAAGGTGATCGGGACGGCTTACACCAATAAAAAACATGGTCCTTTTGTAGAACTTGGAACCGGTCCTGTCGGAGAAGCGGAACATGCCGGGATATCTCCGGCAGTTACTCCCGCCTATTCACAATCGCCCTGGTGGATTCATGAAAGCCAGATTGATAAAGAAACAGCGGAAAAATATCACTGGTTTTCTATTGATACTGCACAAGGCCGATTCTACCAGACTTCCGGGCAAGCGGCTCAGCCGTTTATGTATCCAGCTTTAAAAAACAATGAGGACCGGGAAACCCGTAACATTTCCAATTATTTGAAAAAAGAAATCAGAAAGGCGGCAAAACCGTGATCAATGTAAAAGATGAAGTATATAAAGCCCTTTGTACTGTTACGGACAATGTAACGGACTTCTACCCAAGGGATTGGGAACAGGATCTTGCAATCCAGTACATTGAAGAAGACAACAAGGTCATGGAATATACGGACATGGAAGAACAGAAAGCATACTGCCGGTACCGCATTGATATATGGGCCAGAAAGAGTACCTCCGCGGCATCCGTGGCGGTAGATCAGTCCGTAGCAGCCCTGGGCCTTAAACGTATCCAGTGTATGGATGTAGAGGATCCCAGCGGCTTTAAACATAAGCAGATGCGCTATGAAATGGTAATCGATGTTAAGACCAAACAGGTCTATCACAATTATTAGGAAGGAGTGAAAGCATGTTAGCTAATGGCATAACACTTGCAATGAAAAAAGAGGCGGAAAGCACATTTACCAAGTTGCTGGGACTTAAAGAAGTACCTGAACTTGGAGTGGATCCGGAGAAGGTGGACAACACCACTCTGGAAGATAAAATGAAACATTCAGAATTGGGTATTGGAGATCCGGGTGATCTGGCCTATAAGTTTAAGTGGGAAAATGATGTTGATTCCTCATATCGAAAATTAAGAGCGGTTTCAGACACAAAGGAAACGGTTTCTTTTGAACAGACATTTCCGGACGGAACAAAGTTTCATTTCGACGCTCAGTGCAGCGTTAAGGTTAGTGGCGGTGGCGTAAATGCTGCCATTGAATATACGCTCAATCTTGGATTGCAGACGGATATTGTAGTAGTTGATCCTACTGCTTAATGAAAGGAAGGTAATACATAATGAACTATGGCTTAGACGATGAAAAGGAATTAACCGAAGAAAAGAAAGAAGAATCCACAAAAACAAAACGAGCGCCATTTGCCTATTGGAATGTGGGTGGCAGGGAATATAAGCTTAAGCTTACAACGGCTGTCATCTGTCAGCTTGAGGATAAATTTAAGTGCAATCTTTTAAATATCCTTTCCAATTCTGGTGGAGTGCCGCCCCTGGCAGTCATGCTCACCATTACTCAAGGGGCTATGAAGTCATGGGAGCACGGGATCAAATATGTAGATATACAGGCCATGTTTGATAAATATTGTGAGGAAGGTGGAACGCAGCTTTCTTTCATGGCTGACGTACTCATGCCTATTTACAGTGTATCCGGTTTTTTCTCGGAGGACCAGCAGACGGAAATGGATCGGAAGCTGGAGGAAGTGAAAGAAGTCATGTAATCAGGACGTTGACGGATTATATCGATGAACTTTATCCGATTGCCCTTGATTGTGGGATTAGTCCGGGCCGGTTCTGGAATCTTTCTCTTGCAGAGATACAGGACCTATTGGAAAGCTACGAGCGAAAAGAACGGAAGCAGATGAAACAAAGGCTTATAGAAAAACACTTCCTGTCACAAGATATCGCTCAATATGTGGGCCTTGTTGTAAATGGCTCTAAAGATTCAAAGATTTTAGAACTTTGGGACTACTTCCCGGAATTGTTTGGGGAGGAAGGGCCAGAAGTTGAGAAAAAGAGACAGGAAAATGAACTGGCGGTGTACAAAGCTAGAATGATAGACTTTGCATACCGCCATAACCATGCCAGATCAGGAGGTGGTGAGGTTGGAAGGCATGACGCTGGAAAAGCTCCAGGTAATCATTGAGGCATATACAAAGCCATATCGTGATGAGTTGGAAAAAGTCAAAAAACAGACAACAGCAACTACTAATCATGTCGAACACCAGACCACTAAAATGGCATCGTCATTTAAGAAGATAGCTGGTGTTGTAGCAGCGGCTTTAAGTATTACCGCCATTGTGGCCTTTGGAAAGTCGTGCATTGATTTAGGCTCGCAGTTGGCCGAGGTAGATAACGTCATACAACAGGCAGTTCCAAGCATGGAAGGAAGAATTGATTCCTTTGCTAAAAATGCGATTGAGAAATTTGGTATGTCGGAAATATCGGCGAAACGCTATACCGGAGTATTCTCCTCTATGGCAAGAGGATTTAAGTTTTCTGAGGAATCAGCGGCCGACATGGGTATGACATTAACGGGTCTGGCTGCCGATGTAGCGTCGTTTTATGACACGAGCCAGTCGGAGGCTTTTACAAAACTTAAGAGTGTCTTCACAGGTGAGACTGAAACTTTAAAAGATTTAGGTGTAGTCATGACCCAAGCGGCCCTTGATGCTTACGCTCTTGAAAACGGATATGGAAAAGTGACGAAAAAAATGTCAGAGGCAGAAAAAGTGGCCCTTCGGTACGCCTTTGTACAAGATAAACTGCGGTTTGCAAATGGTGACTTTGCCCGAACATCAGGAAGCTGGGCGAATCAGGTCCGCATACTGTCGGAGCGGTTTAATGCTCTAAAAGCAACCATTGGGCAAGGGCTTATAAATGCCTTTACACCAGTGATACATGTAATCAATATCGTACTATCCAAGTTACAGACGATGGCGGCCTATTTTAAGGCTTTCACATCGGCCTTGTTTGGTAATGCAGGTGGCAATGGAAATGATGTAGCTGGTACCATGGAAAACGCTGCAGGATCCTCTGGTGCAGTGGCGGATAACCTTGGAAATGCGGCAAAATCAGCCAAGGAAATGAATAAGCAGCTTAGTGCATTTGATGAACTAAATAATTTAAGCTCTAGCAGCGGAAAAGATGGTGGAGCCGCTGGTGGAGCTGTCCCGGATATAGGAAATCTATCCGGCGAGCTGTTTGCAGGTGTTACGGTTAATCCAGCCTTAGAAGCATCGGCGCAAAAGATTAAAGACTTAGTAGACGCCATCAAAGAAGCTGCAGAACCTACCAGGGTGGCATTGGAACGGTTGTGGAATGAAGGTCTTGCAAAGTTTGGAACATTTGTCTGGACCGGGTTAAAGGACTTTTACCATGAATTCTTAGTACCTCTTGGAAAGTGGACGCTTGGAACTGGTATTCCCATGTTTGTAGATGCAGTGAATAACTTTCTTCTAAAGGTAAACTGGCAAGCCATTAATGACGCACTGAAAAACTTTTGGAAGGCTCTGGAGCCATTTGCGGAAAAGGTAGGAGAAGGGCTTTTAAAGTTTTTCTATGATTTGCTAAATGTAGGTGCAGACTTTATAAATGTAATTGTTCCAGGAGGATTAAATGGCATAGCTAAGGCTTTAGGCTCCATTGATCCAGATAATGCGGAACGGATCGGGTATGCCCTGGGACTTATCGCTACTGCATTAATAGGATTCAAGGTGGTAACAGGAATTCTTGATTCTATTAAATCGTTCATCACTTTCGTTTCAGGTCTTAAAATCATATCTATCCTGAAAGATGCAATTGAAATGATCGCAGTCGTAAAAATAGGTGCTGGAACTTTTTCAGAAGCCTTGGCTGTTTATTTCCCAAAGATTGCGGGAGTTGTAAAGTTTTTTAAGAATTTTGCAGAAATGGTTGTTGTCATAAAGGCAGGTGCCGGATCTTTCGGTGAAGCTTTGGCGGTATATTTTCCTAAAATATCCGGATTCTTTGGATCGATATCAAAATTTGGAAACGGTCTTGCAAATATTACGCAAGGTTTAAGCGGGTCGGCCGCGTTCGAGGTGATAGTAGTTGAGATCCTTGGGTGGATTAATGACGCATTGGATAAACTGCTCCCCGATTGGGTAACAAGATTCTTTGGGAATTTGCTTGCCGGGCTTGTGTCTGGAGCGGTGGCAGGATCTTGGATTCCGGGTCTTGGAACCGTAGTGGGCGCCATTGCTGGTGCGATAGTAGGTGCACTTAATGGTATTGTGATTGATGGCAAAAGTATTCTTAAAATCATTGGTGATAAGATCTTTAATTGGGATACTATGCAAAGCTTATTAAAAACCGCTGAGGACGCTTTTAAGAGAGCGTTTTCCGGCAATGAAGCATGGTATGAGATAGGTAAGGATATAATCCTTGGAATCGGAGCAGGAATCAGCGGAGCATTCGCTTTTCTCCTGGAGCCGATTGGTGACCTTCTGGACTGGATTGTAGAAGGCATCTGTTCGGTTTTCGGAATCCATTCGCCAGCGGAATCCATGAAACCATATGGTGGCTACATTCTTCTCGGAATCATCGAAGGATTTAGAAATACCTTTGGAGAATGGACGGCATCATTAAATGAGTGGTACACAAGTTATATCACACCTTGGTTCACCGCTCAGAAATGGAGTGAGTTGTACAGGACCATAAAGGATGCGCTTAAAAAGACCTGGGACGAAACTGTAGGAGTCTGGAAGTCTGATATATCAAGTTGGTGGGATAAAGAAGTAAGCCCCTGGTTCACTCTGGAGAAATGGAAGGGCATTATGGCAAAAGTTCCGGAGGCATTTACAACTACCTTCCGGAATGCTATTGAGGGAGCCAGGGCGCTGTTTAATAAGTTCATTGACTGGCTCAACGATAAGATGAAATTCCAGTGGGATGACATAGAAATAGCGGGGAAGACCATTGTAGATGGTGGATCATTTCAACTTTTCACGATTCCTCAAATACCGGCTTTCGCTTCCGGTGGATATCCTGCTACCGGGGAAATGTTCCTTGCCCGTGAATCCGGTCCAGAGCTTGTTGGCCGTATCGGAAACCGTACAGCGGTGGCAAACAATGATCAGATAACAGATGGAATCGCAACCGCTGTCACAGTGGCCAATTCGGAACAGAATCAATTGTTGAGAGAACAGAATGAACTGCTGAGAGCCATTCTTGCCAAACCGGGCGTGAATAAAGCCGATGTCGTGGACTTATGGAAATCTGGCGCAGAAGATTACAAGCAGCATACCGGGCAGCAGTTAGGACTGTTATATTAGTATAAAGGAGTAATGACTATGCCCTATCAGGGATATTTATTAAAGGTTGATGGAGTAATCTTCCCGAACAGTTTAATAGCGTTCGGGAGTTTTTCCATCACACCTAATCAAAGGCAGGACCTGGATTCATACCGGGACAGTACGGGTCTACTTCACCGGAATATCCTGCCTCATAAGCCATCAAAAATAGAATTCACAACCAAGGTCCTGCATGATGCTGACCGGGTAACTCTGGAAAGCATCTTAAAGAAACGTGATGAATTTACTCTTGAGTATTGGGATACTGAGTACAGGACTGGTACCTTCTACAGCCCCGATATTAAGTACGATATTTATGATATTGACAAGGCGAGTGGGGGCATACGGTATAAGCCTGTGAGGCTCGCCATGATAGAGTATTAAGGAGGGAATAAGATGCTTAACATACCGGAAGAAGTAAAAGCCTTGTATCGAAGAGATAACAGCAGGGAAGAAACTGTCAAGATGCTTAAGCTTCGGTTTTACGATAAAAATATAAATCTCATTTATCCGGGTGACGATGTGTGGCCATCTGACAATCTGTTTCCTATTGATGATACTCCGATTCTGCAGGTAGATCCTAAACAGATCAACTATGAATCTTTTTCTCTTACACAGATGTTGTGCTCCAGTAATTCTTTAACCTTCGGGGAGTGCAATTCTGCGAGGGTTGAAATCATTGCGGCAGATGTCACCATGGACATCACCGGAAAGTGGTTTACCTTGTCTATTGAGGTGGGCGGATATGAAATGATGCTGGGGATTTATAAAGTAGACAGCTTCGAGCGGCAGGCAGACCGCAGGATGAGAAAGATTGTGGCCTATGATCGCATGAGGGAGTTTGATTCTGATGTTTCCGTGTGGTATCAGAGCCTTGCATTTCCAATGAGTATGAAACAATTCCGGGATTCCCTTTGTGAATATGTCGGGATCCAGCAGCGGATCATTACCCTTCCTATGGATGATATGCAGATGACAAAGACCATTGACCCGTCCCAGATCTCTGGTAGAGATGTGATAAAGGCCATCTGTGAAATTAACGGCTGTTTTGGTCAAATTGATATAACCGGAAGATTTAAGTATGTTTTCCTGGGGGCCTCCGGCCTGTTTCCGTCAGAAGAATTATTTCCATCGGAGGAACTTTTCCCTTCACAGCTAGATGGTGAAACCTTATCGCATTATAAGCCGTCAGAAACCACTTATGAGGATTTCTTGGTGTATGGAATCGACAAGGTACAGATACGCCAAGAAGAGGGCGATGTAGGCGCTTCATATGGCGCAGGAAGCAACACTTATACCATACAGGGTAATTTCCTCGTATACGGTAAAAGTGCCGCGGATTTGCTTAATATAGCTGCTACAGTGCATGGTATTATAAGCCAGAAGGTTTACCGGCCATGCAAGATCGTAACGGCAGCCCTCCCTTGGGTGGAACCGGGTGACGGAATCATTTGTTATACCTCTGATGATGTTATTGAAACATACTGCCTAAAACGGACAATCAAAGGCATTCAGGCCATGATGGACACCTTCGAAGCCCAAGGGACCAGGGAGAGAAAAGAAAACTTTGGAATCCAGACTCAGATCATTCAGCTTGAAGGGAAAACGGCTATCATAAAGAAGTCTGTGGAAGAAGTTTCTGTCAGAGTGACGGACCTTAAAGAATACACGGAAGCACAGTTTAAAATCACCGCTGATCAGATAATTGCAGAAGTTACCAGGGCAAAGCAGGCAGAAGCATCCTTAAGCATTAGGGCAGATCAGATTGCCTTATCGGTGACGAACCTTGCGAATGATACTAATTCAAGATTTATACAGACGGCTGAGCAGATAGAATTAAAGGTTAGCAAAGGGCAGGTATCTTCCCAACTTTCAATAGAGAGCGATAAAGTGACGATATCAGGAAACAGGTTGATTGTAAACAGCACAAACTTCCAGCTTGACGGCAATGGGAATGCCACATTTAGCGGAAGAGTAGTCGGTGGTTCGATAAATATAGGAGCAAACTTGTTTATAGCCAATAATTCAGTGGTCCGTCTGGGCGATTATCAAATAAGTGCTGATGGTACAGGAATGTTAAAATCAGCTAATGGGTTGGTGAATATTTCAGATACTTTTTCTTCTGGACCGTCTGGAGAATTTGCCAGTCTTACTGTTGGAAGCAGTTCAAAATCAGATTCTGTAAGTATTGCTGGGACCGGAGACATTGAAACGGCAAGATTTAGATGTAGGCAGGACTATTATTTTGAAGACAGTTGGGCTGGTGGTTGGGGAGCGCTCCAGATGTTGAAACAAATTTATAATAGGTTAGATGCAGTAAGATATTCAATACATAATATGGGAGGAAATGTTGACTGGAATTAGTAAAAAAGGGACATGCTATTTACACCATATGCAAATAATGATATTATTTACATATAATTTATTTGGAGGTGTAAAATGAAGAAAGTTGTAACCCTTTTATTAATGACTTCAATAATGTTTATCATGGCGATTAACGTATATGCAGAAAATACTTCACCCATTCCATGGACAGAAGATATTCAGGACATTCCATTTTCTCAGGGCACTGATCGTAATGGTCAAGAGGGTTGGAGGTATTACAAGCAAGGTGAAGGCCTTGTTACAAACAGGTGGGTACAAAATTATAAATATGACTGGTACTATTGTGGCGAAGAAGGATTTTTGCTTAAAAGCACCTGGCTACATGACCCAACTGACGGAAAATATTACTACCTTGGTGATGATTGGATCATGCTTCACAACACCACAACGCCAGATGGTTATACAGTAGGCTCGGATGGTGCCTGGATAAGAGACGGACAGGTAGTTGTAGAAATAAGCGCTGAATCAAAATAAAACGATTATAAAGAGCGAGGATTATTTCCCCGCTCTTTTTGTATGCCGAAAGGAGGAAATATGAAAAAAGTTATCACGTTCTCAGAAGACCAGATACAGCAGATAGTCTGGCTTTTAAACGGCGTAACTGTGACTGGTATCCAGAATTCAAGGCAGATTACGACCATAGCTCAGATTTTGGATTCTGGAATGCCTGGAGAGATCAATGAACCTGAAAAGAAAGAAGGTGAAGGTTAATGGCTTATCAACCATATTATAGCGTTACAGACTGGCAGAACCTCCCGTCACAGAAAACGGCAGTAAACCGTACCAACCTTATCCATGCTGAAAATGGTATCAAAGAAGCTGATAATCGGATCGTACAGTTGGATGCAAAAAAGGCAGAGCAGGCCCTTGTTAATACCATGGTAAAAGATGTTTCTGTAGATACAAATACCGGAGTACTAACAATCGCCCTTCTAAACGGCACAACAAAGACTTATGATCTGGATATCGAAAAAGTGGTTGTTAATTTTGATATCACAGATGATGATAAATTAGTTCTCACTCTGGCAGACGGTACGCAAAAAATAATTGATCTTACCAGATTTGTGTATTCTGTTGACAGCACATCCACTATTTCTATGCAAATTGTAGACCGTACCATTACTGCAAGAATTATAGATGGATCAGTTACAATGGCGAAGTTGGACGCAGCCATTCAAACCGAATTTAGACAGTATATGCTGGATACTCAATCAGCCAGGGACGCCGCTTTACAGTATCAGTTATACGCCAAACGGTACACACTTGGAGATCCGAGTTTCCCAGGAAGTGAAATAGATAATGCCAAGTATTATTATGAGCAGACCAAGACCGATGCACAAGCGTCCAGTCAGAATGCGCAGCTGGCGGCAGATAGTGCAGCAGTATCTACCACACAAGCAGGAATTGCCACTACAAAGGCGGCGGCGGCTACATCGGCAGCGAATAGCACGGCAGCAGACGTATTGACTACTACAAATAAGGCAAACGTAGCGGCGGCCAGCGAACAGGTGGCAACACAGAAAGCAGCGGCGGCAGGAGTTAGCCAAACGGCAGCGGCGCAGAGTGCCACGGAAGCTTCAAACAGTGCTTTACAAGCTAAGCGATACGCGGTAGGCGGCGTGGCGCCAGAGGATCCAGAGGATAATGCAAAATGGTACTGGCAGCAGACTAAGAGCTTGAAAAATCAGGTGGATGCGGCGGCTAAAATTGTTGTGCCGCAGTTTTATATTGACTTTTCCACTGGAAAATTAATGAGCGACACGGAGGCAAAAGGCATGGAATTCTGGATTGAAAATGGAAAATTTTATGGGGAGGTGACAGCTTAATGGCTATTGAATATGGAACGATCGCCATTGTACTGAAAGGAGAATGGGACAGCGGCACACAATACGAGGTGGCTAATTTAGTCACTCGTGATGGAAGCAGCTTTTTAGCTCACACAAAGCCCCCGGTGGGCACTCTGCCAACGAATACAGCGTATTGGCAGGTATCAGCCCAGGGGACCAGTAAAGCCACGGCTGGCAGCGTAGGTACGGTAAAACCGGACGGAGTAACAACGGAGGTAAGCGCTGATGGAACATTGAGCGCTAAAACTGCTACACAATCTACTGCGGGTATGGTTAAGGGTAGCACGGGCATAACAGTAGGAACAGGTGGTGCACTTGATGTAAATACAGCATTTACGCAGGCCACAGAACTGGCTAATATTATAGCCGGGGAAGCAATTTCCCAGGTCCTTGGGAAAATATCTAAATCCATTGCAGTTACAATGGGGCTAGACCAGAATGCCCTGCTTAAAAACATGCTTACTAATATTGATGCAAACGATCAGAATAAGATCCCCACAGCGGCATTTATACATACTCTTTATGATCGTATCGGTATGGGAACGAGCTTGACCGCAGGGGCAAATTTAACTGCGGTAGTTGAAGCACTAAATAGCAATTTAGCAGCAATGAAAATTCCTGATAAATTGGGAACAGTAACTGCAGTTGGCTCTATTAGCATCAATGCATCTTTGTACAGGGAAATCGCGTTATATATAAAAACATCAACTGGAGGATTTTTGCCACCGGTAATAATAAATACAAAATTATTGTCAGCGTCCCCGTTGACGATATTTCCTTCGATGTTTTTCGGTGAGACTAACTATTTAGGTGTAATGCTTAATATTTCATTAACTGAGATAAATTATATAGGTTGCCAGTTTTCTGGAACTAATTTGGTAAGTATTGATGCATGGGGGATTAAATGATCATTATCCTTATATCATTTTAAAGGCCCCTATGTAAATATCGTCTACAAATAGCTGCAAAGCGCCACCATCAGCCTACCGAATAGATATACGGGAGGAAATGCGGTAATTAAGAGCATTTATCGTATTGGCTAATACGACATTTGTGTCATTCAAATTACTGGCACTCGCTTTTAAAGCTAAATTGCTATTTAACGAACTAAATAAACTTGTAAACAAGTCCCTTACCGGGGCTATTTTTATTGCTTGAATGGGCAGAAAGGAAATTATGAGTAATATAAGAA